TCCAGAGAGCTATGGACGAGAAAGCCGGTATCCATATCCGCCCGCAGCAGGAGGACTTCCCCACGGAGCGAGTGCAGCAGTTCACACACTCCCTCGTTGATCCGACCGTTGAGGACAGCGTTATCAAACGCCGTGCAAGAGCCGGAAGCGACACGATAGTCAAGTCCGCTCACGATGACTTCATCAGAAAAAACGCCACGTTCCGGAACGATGCAGGGCTGACCTGCTACATCATCCGTGAAGGCTCGAACTGCTGCGAGTGGTGCAGCAGCGTTGCAGGTAAGTACAAATTCGGCACTCAGCCGGACGACATCTTCCGCCGCCACGATAACTGCGACTGCACGATCATCTATGACGGGCAAGTGCTCCGGGGCAAGCGGAACGCTGACGGCTCACGCTCGAAAACGTGGGAGGAAGTTCCGAACGCTGACGGCAGCTACAATCCGACCGTCCTCTCGCCGGAGAAAGCTGAGAGATTGCAGGCTAAAAATCAGCCTAAAATCTTGACAAATGGTGCGAATGGTGGTACAATGGAATCAGAGAGGAATATGGCGAATGGACTGAGAAAAAGTTCTAAAATTGCTTTATCCGATGATGACAAAAAGCACCTTTTGAATGAAATAAACGCAATTGGCGCAGACCCCAGCAGATTTGTTTTCAGGGACGGATTTGGCACTGCTTATTCCGATGAACGCGATATTGTATTTGTTAGTTCAAATGTTTTCCCCTCTAATGACAATTCACTAAAGGCGAGAGACTTGATGAGTGAACGTGCTGCACTCGCTCACGAATATTACGGTCACAGGGCTTATAGAGGAACAAAATTAGAAAAAGGTTCGTGGAATGATGAGTTTAGAGCCAGTTATATGGCATCTAAAAACTGTCCGAATCTTTCGGATCAAGATCGGTATTATCTTGTGCTTGACGCTCTTGATAGAGCTAAGGAAGCAGGTGTTACCGTTCATTATAATGACTACATAAGGAGGGTCTTGTATGGAGAACAAAGCTAAATATGATGCTGTTGACAGATTCCTTGACGAATTGAATAAAAACGGTTCTTCTGAAGTGCTGTGTCCGACTTGCAAGACCCGTTTATCTTTATCAGGCAACGAAAGTGCCTATACCGTAAAATGTCAAACACCTAATTGCCTTATTGAAGAATTCAGAGGAATTTAACCGCTCAGTAATGGGCGGTTTTCTTATACCTAAACAAGCATTTGCAACTTAGTTTCAAACTTTGTTGCAAGTGCTATTTTTATACCCTGAAAGAGGTGGTACTATGTCGTGGACACTTGCGTCCGTGTATATGTATATCGGCTATCTGATACGGCGCAGGGGCTGGGCGCCGGATGTGACGATCGGCTCGAAGCGCACCGGCGATCACTTCATCGCAACTACATTCATAAACGGCGAGCCGACCGAGGTCTGCACGCTCAGGCAGGCTGACCTCGATGCAAATGACTGGGAGCTGACAGTATGGCAAAGCCCAACCTGAGACCGGATCACAACGGTACCCAGCGAGCGCAGTTCGAGTCCAACAAAAAGAAGATCTACGCAACGCAGCGAGTGTGCGGCATCTGCGGCAAGCCGGTCGATTTCGGCTTCAAGTTCCCGCACCCTCTGAGCCCGACAATTGACCATATCATTCCGGTAGCAAAAGGCGGTCATCCGTCTGATATGAGCAATCTCCAGCTCGCACACTTCACCTGTAATCGCCAGAAGTCCGACAAGATAAAGCCCGGTCAGGACTTTTCCACCGGTACCGAAGTGATCTCAAACCGGCTGCTGCCCCTGACATTTGACTGGAAGAACATCTGAAGCGCTGAGCCTATGAGCCTATAACGGAAGGAGCTGATTGCACTGGGCGAAAAGCGGACAGGCAGACAGACTCCGACAATATCTGTTGTCTGCCCATATACTGATTCCCTCGGTTCTGAGGCAGTCGAGATATACAACAGATCCAAGCGGAAAGCGCAGCCGTGGCAGGAGCTGATGCTCGAAGATATTATGGCTGTGAACGATGACGGAACTTTCCGGCATATGAAGTTCGGCTGGTCTGTTCCAAGACGTAACGGCAAGTCCGAGATACTGATTATGCGAGCTGTCTGGGGTGTCACTCACGAAAGGCGTGTCCTCTATACCGCTCACAGAACTACAACGTCAAGCAATGCGTGGAGCAAATGCTGTGACCGTCTTTCTGAGGCAGGCTACAAGGAGGGCGTTGACTACAAGACCACAAAAAAATACGGTCTTGAAACGATCGAGTGGCTCGCAAACGGCAGCACAGCAGTCATAAACTTCCGTACACGTTCGAGCAAGGGCGGTCTCGGCGAGGGCTATGACGATCTGATAATAGACGAAGCTCAGGAATACACTGATGACCAGAAAAGCGCCCTGAAATACGTTGTCACCGACAGCCAGAACCCTCAGACGCTTATGTGCGGCACTCCGCCGACCGCAGTTTCCTCCGGTACGGTCTTTATGAACTACCGCAAGGACACTCTCGGCGGCAGCAATGAGGATGAGGGCTGGGCTGAATGGTCGGTACCGTCATTGTCTGACGCTCACGATCCGGAGCTGTGGTATGAGACCAATCCGGCGCTGGGGTATGTCCTCAGTGAACGTACTATCAAGGACGAGCTGGGCGGCGAAAATGACAAGGTCGATGACAATATCCAGCGTCTGGGACTGTGGCTCACTTACAGCCAGAAATCAGCTATCAGCCGCAGGGAATGGGAAGAATACAAGATAGAAAAGCCGGAGCTGAAAACTCCGGTCAGACTTTTCTTCGGCGTCAAGTACGCAAAGGTCACATCGAATGTCTCACTGTCCGTGGCGGTAAAAACGGCTGACGGAAAGATCTTCATCGAGGCTATCGACTGCCGACCTGTCCGGGACGGCAATGCGTGGATAATCGACTACCTCCGCAGCGCAAATGCCGCAAAGGTAGTAATTGACGGTGCCGGTAATCAGGATATTCTCGCCAGTGATATGAAAGAAGCAGGCGTTAAGTGCAAGGCAGTGCTCCCGAAGCTCTCGGAGGTCATTGAAGCTAATGCCCTGTTCGAGCAGAAGCTCTTCGAGGGCAACATTTGTCACTCCGGACAGCCCTCGCTCACTCAGGCGGCGACCAACTGCGAACACAGAGCGATAGGCAGCTCCGGCGGCTATGGCTACACAGCGCTAATGGAGGGCATTGACATCACGCTGCTCGAATCTGTGTCACTGGCGCACTGGATATGCTCGGCTGCAAAGGAAGTAAAAAAGCAGCGTGTCTGCTATTAAGGAGGATTTATGGATAATTCAATGCTTGAAATGATAAACCGGTTCACTCGCAGACCGTTTGCCGAAAATGAGGTCTATGCTTTCCCTGTTCACCTCTGCGACAATGACATTGACAGAGATCAGGAGCGTTTTTCTGACGAGGCACTGCTCACTATGAGCAAGCTCTTTGTCGGCAAGACCGGTATATTCGACCACGATCCACGCACCGGCAATCAGACTGCCCGTGTGTTCGATGCTGAGGTAGTTATCGAGCCGAGCAAGCTCACAAAGGACGGACGTGTCTATAAATGGCTCAGAGGTATGGCTTACATAGTCCGCACTGACAATAACAAAGACCTCATCACTGAGATAGATGCCGGAATCAAAAAGGAAGTCAGCGTGAACTGCACTGCGAATAAGAGGATATGCTCGGTCTGCGGCTGCGACAGGCGCATTACCGAGTGTGGGCATCACAAAGGGCAGGACGGCTGCCACGTTATCCTTGACGACATCACAGATGTCTATGAATGGAGCTTTGTTGCTGTTCCGGCGCAGATAAACGCCGGAGTTACAAAGAAATATATCCCCGAAAAGGAGGAAAAATCAATGGGAACAGAATTCAAACCTATCACCACTCAGGCTGAGTTCGATGCCGCAGTAAAAAGCGCAGTCGAGGCAGCCGTTGCAGAGACCGTCAAGAAGTATGAGGGCTGGCTCTCACCTGACGCCGCTGCTGCACTCGCTAAGGAGCGTGATGACAGCAAGGCTGCGGTCGATGCTCTCAGCACTGAA